CGTTTCTTGGCTGTAGTAGCAGCGTACTCCTTGCTTGATAGAGTCTTTCTAGCCGCCTTCGGGAGATACCTTTCACCTGTTGCTATCTTTCCTTGAGTTGAGTTCTTACCAGACTTCGTACCCCAGTCTTCTTTAGTCCATTTGGACAAAGACTTCTGAGCCTTAGTCTTTGGGCCTGAGTACTTACCACCTGACTTTTTATAACGCTGTGTGGCAAGTTGCGCCTTACGAGCTGACCACTGACCCGCCTTACCACCAGCAGATCCAGCTTTTACAGACGCAACAATCCGCTTCCACTTTGGTTCGTCAGAGCGAGACATCTTATTTGCCCACCTTTTTCAAAGCAGCTTTGTGTGCCTGAGTAAACGTCTTGCCGCTTTTCATCGCCTTTCGCATCTCAGCCATGTGCTTTTTTGAGTGGTGTTCAGCATGACGTTTCATTGTTGCCTGCTGCCTAGCTGTTAACGCAGCCTTCATTTGACTCTTCTTTTAGCAGCTTTCTTCTTGGCCTTTGGCCGTTCATTTAAGACACATTTCTTTTTTACGTGCATATCAATCTCCTTACGTTAACCGCATCAAAAGAAGCCCAACTGCCAGCGGCACAACAATCAAGCAAATTAATATAATCAATCCAATCTGACGCAGCTCTTTGTTTCGCGCTGCTTTCTGCCTCACTAAACGCGCCAATTCTTGCTGTTTGGCCTTTCGAGCGTTTGCCATCTCTTGCATACACTCTTGATACAATGCCCCGTTACCCGAAACCACGAATAAATCTTTTACGTCCTGCATGGTCTGAGCAATTTCTTTTCGAGCTAACGCAGCTTTTACGGCATCAGCCTCAGATAACCCGCCCTGATTTTGTGCTTTAGCTAATTCTACTTCTGCACCCCCAAGCTTACTTAGGAACGACCCTATCGTGGACAGGTCGTCAGCCGTTGCCGCCGCTTTTTTCAGCGCACTAGAGGCCATATTTACCCCAGCGACTATCGCGCTAATTTCAGCGATCACCGGCCTAGCTCGGTATGGTTGGAAACACTACATCCTGCAGAGCGGTTACATGGGAGAAATCAGCCGTGATGTCTCTTAAATCTTGGCGGTACATCTGCCAAGCACTTCTTTGTTCTGCGGTCAGGGGAGAATCTGTAACTTGTGTCCAGTCGCTGCTTTTTAATCGACCATCTCTTATCGTCCTTACGGATAACCACATCTCAACTAAAGCTTCTGCGTCTGTCTGAACTATCTCAACAAACTCACCACCGACAAGCTTGTGAGTGTCATCGCGCCATTCACCTGTGTTAACAAAGGCAGATGTGCCTTCTGGGACAACATTAAAGTCAGAGTCCTGACACAAACCCGTCCCTAAGATCGCCCCCGTCTCATTGTCAACAATAGCCCTATAAATCATTTTTTAACCTCTAAAGTCACAATTGACCTGTCCATATAGAATCCAAATTGATCCTGAACGTAGGCTTGGAGAGTATAGGTACGCGACCCAGAAGCCGTGCTTGAATCCAAGAAGTTAAAGGGTACGAAAACAGTTTCAGGAGAAGGACGAACGGCTTTTGTCGTGGAAGTAAAAAGCACAGTAGACCCTCTGCGAAGCCTAAAACGCATAAGCGCCTGATCGTCGTAAGAACGGACTCCAAAACTCCCTGATATTAAAACAGGTGCTCCGCTATAGGTTGCTGTGAGGGTTTGTATCGTGCTGAATGTAGTGCCACTGCTGGTGCCAGCAAAACTAACAGTAGAGCTTGTTGTGATGGCGCTAGGAAACGTCACCGCTTGGTTCTGAATCTTTAGGGTGCTGACGGCTAGATTTTGAATCTTCGCGTTACCAACACCTAGATCTTTAATAATGACCGTTGGTATACCACTAATCGTTTGTGACGTAATTGTCGAGTTGTCTAGTCGCAGCTTGGAAGCGTTTAAGCTGTTTGCCGCAATTCGGTCTGCGCTAACTGTTCCAGCAGTAATTTTATCTGCGTTCAACGTGCCTATCTTCGCGTTGGCTATTGACCCGTTCTTGATAAACGCATCAGCCATGTAGACACCCGCTGGTACTGACTCGCCATTTATAGTCGTAGCACTAGCCTGAACCACAAACGGTACAGTCGCAGTAGCGGTGTTAGACCCACCACGCATGATGGCAAAGCGATCAGCGTTGACGACAAACTCGCTAACAATATTGCCTGCCGCTGTAGTTGTGCTGGCTAAACCATAACCAGCGACAGCTCCGTTAACGTCGATTTTGACGGTGTACTGACCAGACAACCCGTTAATAGAAGTCGCTTGAGTGCTAATAGAACTAGTATTGCCTGCAACGGTAGAGCTTACTGTGCTGATCGACGAGCTAAGCGCACTGTCAGCAGTAGCTCTGGCTGTTTGTTCTGTAGTAATCGCTGAAGAGTTGCTACCAACTGTAGCTGTCAGAGTAGTGATAGATGAAGATAGAGCAGAATCAGCACTGGCTCTTGTAGCAACTTCAGAGCTAAATTGCGCAGACGTTGCTGCACCGTTCGCTGTTGTTTCTACAGCGCCCATGCGGGTAAGCAAACTATTACCGCTGTAACTAGATGAAAATCCGGTAAAGGTTTCAAGCGGATCGATCTTTGCAATAGGCGTAGAAAGGCTACTAGCAAGCTGACCAGAAGTTATTGAATCAGTCAAAACGCCAAGCATGTGGTTTACGTCAGTCGCTGTAGAAGCCGCAGTACCTGATGCTGCATTGAACGGCCCCGCTATCGAATCAGTATTTACGTGCCTCACCCAGTAATAACGAGTAGCACCACTGCCCACAGGGTCAATAAAGATGCGGCCTGTTTGAATACCTAAAAGTGTAGCGTCACCAATCGAGTCAGAGGTATGGCTGTGAACTTCGGTATGCGAGTGATTTGAGTAAGCTGGATAATCCCACTGCAAATTTACCTGCGAAAATGCGCCATTAGCTGAAAAACCAGTGGGAGCTGGTGGCACTGCCAAGTCAGGTAGTCTATTCCCTGGTTGCACAAAACCTACGTTACCTGACCTGTTTGGGTCAAAGGGATTAGACCTTAGTTCTTGGGCAAGGCCACCATCGATCAGTTCACGTAAAGTAACTGCACGATCACGGGGGTCGCCTCGTCTACCTAACCGGATGCTGGTAACCTGCTCTAGCGTCTCCAAATACTTACGCATCTCAGGAGTTGCGCTCGCCGGTACCTTGGGGAAGGCAGGTACCTTCGTTGGTTCATTGGTTCTTATGTTGCTATTACTGCCCACGGATCTCATCCATGCTTTGCGCTAAGCAAATCCCATTCACCACCACAGCGCCAGATACCTCAACTTCCCATTCGGAAGCTACTTTTGCAGGTAGTCGCATCACTGGCTCACGCAACGTGCCATTACTTATTCCAGATGGCGTTGATGTCGCCTGCGTGTATACGCCGCTTGATTCGGAGAGCGTGTAGTGCGACAGCAAAGTTCCATCAGCGTAGACCTTTATTACCACTGGGTACGTCTCTGCGTGAACAGACACCCATGCCATCGAAACAGGAGCTGGCGTTACAAACTTCTTTGTCTTAAATGTAAGCGTGTTGTTACTAGAACCGCCCCGATACTCTCTAATCTTGTTGCCTTCAATGACGTACAGCTGACCGCTCTTCGGGTCTTCAAAACCGCCTCGCACTTCTGCGGACAAAGTTATAGTCGAGAACGAAGCCTCACTAGCCCTTGGATCATAGACCCAGCCCCCTAAACTACCGCCATTGTTATAGAACGCGACATAAGTGCCTTCGTGTCTAAAGGCCCGTATAAGAGTGGGATGAAAGCTAGTAGACCACTGGTCAACCGATATAAGACCGCGAGAGACCACCTCTCCTGACCCACCAGCAACAGCAACCAAACCATCTGGCGCTGCATAAAGAACGTACTCGCCCATATCGACAACTGAGTTTTTGTTAACACACGCCTGTGCTAAGTCTATTCTGATCGCGGTAAGAGCTGCTGGATCGGTGCCTGTAACAAAGTATGGAGTCCCATCAGTTAGAGCCACCACGCCGTTTCCTGTAGCTGCAATATCTACAATGTCTTCTTCAAGCGTAATTCTGTAGTCGATGGGCCAAGCGTGTGGCAGGTACGGCTCAGATAAACAAAACCTTTTGCCAGAGAACCCAGCCATTACACCGTTGCCCACAGCAGTTAGCCCAAGCATCGGGCCATCTGGATATAAGCTAGCGTTGTCGTCTGGTGGGCCAATCCAACTACCAGACGGTAAGACCTCACTGAGTGCAGAGGACTTAACAGTGTCTGCAAAAGAAGTGGTAGCAAAAGCCACCTCTGCTACGAACTGAAAGTCAGTAAACTGCGAACCTGTATTAGATCTATAAATGCGCTTCTTCGCGGCGGTGCTGAAGAAATAGTTGCCGCGAGGGTTGTTACCTGTTGGCATTGAAACAGTAACTGTTTCTGTGCTCGTTACATCAAGCGTAGTGCTGGCTAAGCTCGGTGGCCC